GTTATTGATTATTTATAAAAAAATTTTTAAAACGCAATTATTCTCTAATAAGCTTAAATCCATCTTCTTTTAAAAGGAAAGAGCTGTTTTCTAAAAGAATAAAGTTTGTGAAGGGGTTATTGGTCAAATCTTTACCAATCAAGTATTTTTTATCGGAAAGTTTGGTATATCCTCCTGGACCCATAAAAATAATATCAATATAACCAGAACCTGAGGGCCATAAGGTTGAGTCTGCTGTTAATACTAATCTGTTTTTATCAAGTAGCTGGTAGGTTTTGATTTCGTATCCAGAGAACGGCGGACATATGGCAGAAACTCTTCTAAGGCCAGTAAACCTATCGATTGCAGTAAGAGAAGGAAATTCAATTTGACCGGAGCTTAAAAAAACATTTGTTAACCAGTCGTAGTTATACCCCATAACAGAGATATTAACAATAGGGCTACTTAGCGATATAGTTATAGTTTGAAAATCGTTTGTCATGGGGTTGTAAGCGGGTAGCTGTAATTAATAGTATTTGTAACCTGAGGGAACCCTGATACAGAAATAGTTTCTAAGTTATTTACAAAACCTGTTGATGTGGGGTAGACGTACGAGTCGCCGGTCAGTTCACTGTAGAGAGTAACCTGTCGACTGTTATAGAAATTGCTATCAATGTAGTACACCGTTTTTGCTTCGTCTCTTTGCGCGGGAAATAACCAACCTTTAATAGTAAACGATGTATCTCCAATGACTTGATATTTTTGAGATGCGTTTATATCTGTAGGGTAATTTATCCTTACTGTGCCATCCCATACAACTTCACTTCTAATTTCCTGTGGGATAGAAAACCCTTGAGGAACCACACTTTCAGGAACCTTCCAAGAGATAATAATATACGGGTTGTTATAAGGTATAAAATTTGACAAAATTTGATCCATGTCGGATTGAAACTTTGTCAAAATAGACATCGATATCCCTATATTAACCGGTACAGGGCTTTTATAATTTATAGCGGTTGGTTGGTGATCGTTTTCGCTTAATCCTTTTGAGAAATAGTACCCTTCAATTTTATTGAATACGCGGGTCTCGTCGCGAGATATCCCGTTAATACTGACGGCAACTACAGGTATAGTAATGTTTTGCGCACGGTTAACGAGGTCGTAGAGCACTCTCTGCTTTGGCGAATAGACATATCTAACCTGCACGTCATTAGCAGGTACACGGTTTTTATCGTAACGTTTTATTATTATATCATCAAATGCTGCTATAAATTGCGTCAAAACATCTTTAATTTCAAAATGGAAGGTTTGCTTCTTCACATAAATTATTTATTAGTGTATTCTGTCTATAAAGTGCTTAGGCAGTTTATTCTTAGATCTTTTAATAGTATTGACAAATGTTGCATCAAGAATATATGTAACAGAATAGTCTTTTGCACTCCGCGTTGCTCTACCTGATGCCTGCACTACTGCATTTAGCATTTTGTTTTCATACCAGTCTTTATCCTGCTCAAAAAGATACTTTACTCTTTTTGATGATAGTGGAAAAAACGGTAGTTTTACAATGATCTGAAACCGTGCAAGCTCATCTTTTAGATCTACACCAAAAGCTAATGATGGTGATACAAGTATTGTAGGCTCTTTTGATTGCTTATGAGCCTTAAGAATTTGTTCATTGTTTGCAAATTCGTCGCGAAATAAAAATCTACTATTATAGCCTAGCTTGGTTTGTATATAGTTGGTAATCTCCTGTGTGTGGGTATGAATAATACCCTTTTCATCTTTATGGTGCTCAATTATATCTTTTATCTGATCGCATATTTTAGGTAGCGTTGCTTTAAGAGTCTTATAATTTAGCTTGTGGGCAGAGGATACATAGATAGGAGACTTACTCGAATCAAAATCGCTTTCCGCTTCAATATAGGCGTAGTCAGTAATACCTAAAGATTTTGCAAAATGTTTATGATCAATAATAGTAGCTGACATGAGTACTACTTTTTCAGCATGGTCAAAAATATGTTTTGAGAGAGAGTTGGCATGTAGTGGGGTAAATTGTACGCGCTTTGCTTCTACATCTATTACGTAATCACTTCCACTCCATGTTGAATCAATAGTAGTAAGAGAGTGATGAAGATTTTTTAGATATTGTAATTTAATTCTATCAACTTTAGATAAGAGATTCAATTCTGTCGTCGCAGCTTTTGAAAGGGACTCAATAGCGCTATCTAGCTTTTCAATTAGTTTGTATATCCAAATTCTTGCTTTTTCTTTATTATCTGTAATTAGTTTTGTGTGGTTAATGCCGTAATGTTCGAGTTTTTCATATTGTATTTCTGCAGAGAACTGTTTAATAAGCTCCTCTTCTAACTCCGACGCCTCATCGCAGATAATAGTGGTTTTTCTTTTTACATGGTCAGGTAAAGATAAAAACATTTTATAATTTAATACAGCAAATTTAGATATTAATGTTTCATTTCGAGCATTATAATACGGACACTTGTTCGACTTACAGCATTTATCCTTAAGCTGTTGTACAAATGTACAGGGTGCTAGCTCAACTGTGTAGTTATCATCAACCTCACAAACGTAGTTTGATTTACCCTTTAAAAGCTGTGTGTCTTTAAAAAGACTTACATACTGATCCTGTAGAGATTTAGTTATAGTAAGTACAAAGGCACCAGATCCTGGCTCATCGTTACATTCATCTTCATGCACATATCTTCCAGTAAAATCTTGACGGAATGCTTGATAAGATGTTATGAGTTCTTGAAATGTCTTCGAAGGGGGTGAAGTAACCTCGGCTATTGTTTTTGCGAGCAAGCTTTTGCCTGAACCTGTAGGAGCACAGCAAATAACAAATTTATGTTTAGACAGTGCTGCTCCTATTTTATCTAATATTTTTCCTTGCTGCAGCGAAGGTTTATACTGCTGTGGAAAGTGCAGGCTAAGACTGTTATTATACACTAAGATATTATACTAAATGTGCGAAGTAATTACAAGCTTTTTATTGAATAGCTTTGATGTTTTTTTAGGTGTGATATTGGCTGCTAAAGATTGAATACCATTACATTTTTCGCAAAAAGTACTTACCGTGTAGTCAAACTCTAGACTGTTGTTTGCTAGCCGTGCTCCAAAGGGATACGGGACTTCATAAATTGTTTTTTTGTTTTTAATTTCGTCGTGTAAGGTGAAAACACAAAAGAAGTCGCGCACGGTAAACAGTACGAGTCTTCCTGATTTTACTTTTTTGTTGTCAAGAAAGAAGACAACATTTGTAAGTAAAAATTCTTTTATAAAATTTTCTAATGTTTCAATTGAGGTCATTGGTTCATGAAATTCATTTTTTGAGCGGCGGATAATTTTGCTAATTTTTCATTAAAGTATTTCCAGAACTCGCTATTAGCAGGAATGACTTGAATTAAGTCACACGCTTGCATATTGATACAGCGATAATTTTGCATAAAAATATCCCAAGTTATAATTAAATTTTTTTGATTAGGGTCGAACTTAGGCATTTGTAATGCCCTTTTATAGTTTAGTGCTAATCTGCCTTCTGTACTATTAAGAAGCTGCAATGAATTAGTACATAACATTCTTCTCGTAGGGCCAGCTCCTGGCTTAGGACGACGTCGGAAAAATTTAATTTCAGCGACGTTGTTTAGAAGAAGATTTTTTAACGTTGGCAGCGATACTTTCATGTTCGTTTTCTCTTATACAGCAAATACCAAATATACGTTGCTCATTTAAAAATACTCCTTTCTTGAGCGTACCGTAACCCTCGATATCGATGTTTGCAATTGGCACACCCATGTTATTAGGGAAACAGACATATTCATCCGCTTTAGCTAATTTAACGTTTGGTCCAGCTAATATAACCTTGCCAATTCTCCATGCTTTTGTAACAGCGTTAACTGGCACTAAAATTCCATTTCTTACTATATTTGTACCGTCTTCTGTTTCATCTACTAGCTGTACAAGAAGAATGTCGTCAAGTACGGATTTTAAATTATAACCCATAAAAACAGAGTCAAAAGAATTTTTTGGTAATTCAGAAAAGTCAATTAAACTTTTTTGTGTTGGTAATGTATCGATGTCAGCAGGCATATGTTAATTTATCTATTTTTTAAGAATTGCAATGTATGAGTTAATTTCTCGTTGAGAAAGTTCAAATGATTTTGCAAGCAAAGGAATTTTTTCGTCAATTTCTTCTTTATCTTTTTTCGTTTTTTTTATGTACTGTATGCGTTTTGATTTTACCCTTGGAAAACAATTGAAAAAAAGAGAAAGTAAATCTTTTTTATTTTCGAATACCCCGACATATTTGTTAACAATATTAGATTTGATTGCAAGCTCAGGAGAATACATACTCAGCCATCTGTTAACTAAATAGGGGGAAAACACACTTTCATCGTCTACTGTTGTTAAACAATTTTTTTGTTTAGTAAAAATGATAGCTGATATGATATCAAATATAGTCATTAGCAAATAACTTTTGTAGTTGCTAGAAAAATATCTTCATTAAGACCATAAAATGCATCAACAACATCCTTCATAAATTGATCAGCATGTTCGTCGCTTAGGTTTGTCGAGTAAGCGAATGCAGGAGCTTTTTTGCCGGCAGTAATATTGATGCCAGTATGACCAAGAGCGACATTATTTTTAGAATACGTAATACTGACGCTGCATTTACCTTTTGTTTGTGTAACACCTCCTTGTGTATGCTCTTTATGCACAATAAGATCATCTCCGTCTACCTCAATCGGCGCCTGCAAATATTTAATTCCTAAAACATTGGCGATTTGTGTATTAAAAAGCCTTTGATATGCTACTGCACCAAATGGATCTAAATTAGGAATTTCCCATAGAAAATTAATTGCATCATCACTGTAGATGAAATCGTTATTGAGAACATCCTCGTTATCAATCATCCCTGCTGCTTCTACTAACATTGGAGCGCGAAAAGCGATAATGTTTCCGATAGGGAGAGTATTTTTACGGAAATATTTGTAAGCAAAACGTGAATGTAATAACGTACCGTCGTAGACTTTAATATCTTTTAGAATCATACTCAAATTATACCTGCACGATTAAAATAATCAACTTTTAACCCACACCTTTTTTAACTTGATCGAGGATCCAGTTATATGTTTTAGTAATACCGTCCTTTAGAGGTGCGTTCGGTCGCCATCCGAGTTTTTCGTGTATTAATTTATTATCTGAATTTCTACCACGTACCCCTAAAGGACCAGGTATATGTTTTTTGATTAGCTGTTTACCCGCTACTTCACACGCAATATCTACTAATTGGTTAATGGTCACCATTTCATCGGAGCCAATGTTAACAGGTCCTTCCCAGTCGCTCTCCATGAGGCGACGAACACCTTCAAGGCACTCATCAATATAAAGAAAGCTGCGTGTTTGTTCTCCGTCACCCCATATTTCAATTTCTCCACCATTAGGTGCGGTAGCTACTTTTCTACAAATGGCAGCAGGTGCTTTTTCTTTACCGTTATTCCATGAGCCTTTAGGACCGTAAATATTGTGAAAGCGAGCAATGCGGACATTAACACCGTAATTGCGCGCGTATGCTAGATAAAGTCTTTCACTAAAAAGTTTTTCCCATCCATATTCGCTATCAGGGTTAGCAGGGTATGCACTATCCTCAGCACAATTAGGGTTATTAGGATCAAGCTGATTGTGCTCTGGATACATACATGCACTGCTGCTATAAAAGATCTTTTTGCAGGTTGAATTTTTAACTGCGTCTAAAATATTAAGGTTAATTGTAGCAGAATTATGCATTACATCCGCATCATGTTCTTTAGAAAAGATGTAGCCAGCTCCTCCCATGTCAGCGGCTAGCTGATATACTTCCTCTGCTATATTCCAACAACCTTTAGTGTAGACTGCACTCTTTGCTTTTGTAGGATTGCGTAAATCAGCTAATTCGAATTCATCTGCTTCTGTTTTACCAAATTCAGGCGACTTAATATCAACGCCTTTGACATAATAGCCCTCATCTTTGAGTCTTTTAACTAAATGGCCACCGATAAAGCCTCCTGCCCCAAGAACAACCGCTGTTTTCATATCTAATATATTATACAGTTATAATTAAAAATCAATTACAGATTTTTAACAAAAGCCCACTCACCGT